CGCTTGCAACGCCCTTCTCGGACGTTATGGTTCGCATGTTTCACCTACACGAAAGGACATGCAATGGACGCTCTTGATCGGCTGATGACTCGCAAGGAAGTGGCGGCAATGCTCCAAGTCGAAGTAAACACGATCCAGCGGTGGCACTGGAAAGGCGAGGACGCCCCGCCTTTCATCAAGATCGGCCGATCCGTCCGCTACAAGAAGCGGGACGTGATGGAATGGCTCTGGCGGCGGGCCGGGATTGGCAACGCGGCCGTCGTGGCCGAGGGCTGAAGTGCGCTACTGCGGCGACCTGGCGTAGCGTCCGCTAGGGGGAGACAGCCAATTCCGCAAAAGTAGAATAGGTGTACGTCCCTACACCTGCCGCGGATTCGGCATGATCGACCACCTAACGGCCATCGCGGCCCACGCGTATTACGCCGGCGAACTCGAGGCCGGCCGCCGGGCCTGTGAGCGCCTCCTGGCCATGCGCGACCTGCCAGACGGCATCGAAATACTCACCAGACGGAACCGCACCTGGTACGCGCAGCGGCTCGACGAGCTCGTGGCGACCAACTACGTGCGGATCGACGTGGAGCCGGCCGCCCCCGGCTGGTCGCTGTTCAACCCGTCCGTCGTGGCTCTGGACGGCGGATTCTTGGTCAACGTCCGTAGTTCCAATTACCGGATTGTTGGCGGGCGGTACGTCATGCCGGACGAGGATGGCGGCCGGATAAAAACCAAAAACATTCTGGCCGACTATGCCCGAGACTTGACGCCCGTGGGCCGGCCCACGGTGATGGCGTGCGACTACCAGGCGAGCGGCTACGAGGTCGAGGGCCTCGAGGACGTGCGGCTCAATGTCGTCGGCAGCGAAATACTCGCCAGCGCCACCGTGCGAGACTTTGCGGGCCTGGACGGTACGTGTCGAATCGGGACGGCCACCGCCACTCGGCACGCCGGCCAGTACGTCGGCCTGGAGGTCTACGAAACCGAGGATGGCATCCACGAAAAGAATTGGATGCCCGTAACCGGCTCACGCCGGTGGCTCTACTCCTGCCACGTCCAGGGTCGCGTAGCCACCGCAACCCAAGAGGGAGGCCGGTGGGCGATTGAACTAGGTGCCGAATCGCCGGCGCTTGCTCGTGGGTTCCGTGGCGGCTCGCAACTCGTGGACATTGGCAGTGGGCTCTACCTGGCCGTGATTCACGAAGTGGCCCACGACAAAGACGGCCGCCGCACGTACGAGCATCGGTTTGTGGCGTTTGACTCCGAGGACTGGAGTATTTCGGGAGTGAGCCGGCCGTTCGTGTTCCGCGAGGCCCGGTCGATTGAGTTTGCGGCCGGCCTTGCCCGCACGCCAGGCCAGCTTGTCGTGTCGTTTGGCGTCCGCGACTGCGAGGCGTGGCTCGTGGAATTGCGACTCACCGACGTAATGCCCCTCTTGGAGCCTGTGGCGTGATTGCAGCCAGCGTCTACGACAAAGTGAAATCGCTGTTGGAATCCAACTGGCGGGAAAACGACTGGTTTTTCTGCGATTCCAAGGTGATTTCGCACTACGCCATGAAGGCGATTATCTGCGAGCGGTACAAGCCGCGGCGGATTATCGAGATTGGGACACGGTGCGGGTATTCGCTGCTGGCGTTCAATTCCGTGGCTCCGCGGGCATCGTTCCTCTGCCTCGACGGCGCGATGGACGACGACAGCCTCGAGTGCCTAGCCCATGCCAAGCATCTGATTGACCGGCACGACATTGAGGCCGATTTGGTGGTCGTCAACTCGCACCACGTCCGGTCGCTGCCGCGGGCCTGCTTTGCCCACGTGGACGGCGACCACAGTTACGAGGGAGCCTTGGCCGACCTGCGGCTCGTGGCCCACTGCCGGGCCATCTTGGCCGACGACTGTTGCAACCCCGACGTAATGCGGGCGGTCGATCAGTTTGCGAAGGAAGCCAACCGAAGCGTGCAACTTATTCACGACGGCCTGCGGCGTGTGGCGGTGCTGACATGAAGGTGGCCATTTACGCTCTCGCGAAGAACGAAGCCGCCAACGTGCCGGCGTGGGAAGCGTCGTGCCGCGACGCCGACGTGCGAGTCGTCACCGACACGGGCTCCACCGACAACACCGTCGAGCTCCTGGCGGCCGCCGGCGTCACCGTGGCCACCGGTGCTCCGGTCCCGTGGCGATGGGATGACGCGCACAACCTTTCCCTCTACCACGTGCCGGCGGACGTGGACGTGTGCATTCGCCTCGACCTGGACGAAGTGCTCGACCCAGGCTGGCGGGAAGCCCTGGAAGCCGATTGGACGGCCGAGACGGGCCGGCTCCGCTATTGGTATCAGTGGTCAGAGCAGGTGCGATTCCTCTGCGACCGCGTGCATCGGAGGGCGGGCTACCGGTGGTCTGGCCCGACGCACGAGGGGCTTACGTGCTGGGATGGCGAGGACGTTCACACGATGAGCGAGCGGTTTGGCATTCGCCACCATCGGCAGCCTGGCAAGAAGCACAAAAGCGATTTGACGTTGCTCAAGCAGGCGGTCCGCGAGACGCCGCACGATGCCCGCATGCACTGGTATCTGGCCCGCGAAATGGACTACGCAGACGACGCGGAAACCGTGGACGCGTGGCAGCGTTACCTACGGATGCCAGGCGGCCAGACCACCGAGCGGGCATACGCGTTTCGGATGCTCGCCAAGCGCGAGCCGGACCGTGCCAAGCGGCATTTGTTCGCGGCCATGCTCGAATCGCCGCAGGAGCCGGAATCGTTCTTGGCGTTCGCGGAAATGGCCTACCGCATGGAGGACTGGGTTTCCTGCCTCTACTACGCCAGGCAGGCCCTTTCTTGCCCGGCGTCCTCGCAGACGCACGCCAGTGACGCGCGGGCCTATGGCGAGCTCCCGGCCGACTTGGCCTGTGTGGCAGCCTCGCGGCTGGCCAGGGACGACGAGGCGCTCAAGCACGCCCGCGAGGCCGTCCGCCGACGCCCCGACGACTCCCGTCTCATCGGCAACCTTGCCCACCTAGAACGAAAACTCTCGGAGGTCGGCCCCAAGGCCGCGTGAAATGCCAAGCATTGCAGTGCAGATTGCCGACGCCATGGCGGCCGGCCTAACGGCGGCCACGTTCTCGGGGCCCTACGGCACGATCCAGGCCGTCCGCCGCTACGTGCCCGACTACGACGCCACGGAACTGAAAGAGCTCCAGGTGTCGGTGGTGCCAGGCCCGGTGGAGACTGAGCGGGCGTCTCGAGGCCAAGACCTGTTCAACCACGAAATCATGGTCGTCGTCGGCCGGCAGACGGACGGCACCAACGAGGACATTGACGACCTTACGATGCTCTGCGAGGAAATCATCGACAAGATTCGCTCGGAAACGCTTGTCTACAGCGGAATGCCGGAGCACGCCAAGTATTTCGCAAGCGGCATGAGCGTGCAGTTTGACCGCGATTCGCTCACTGAGCGCCGGATTTTTCTCGCACAAATTGACGTGACGTTTCGCGTTCCGCGGGAGCACGTGACATGAGCATTTTTCCGCTCGCTGGCGGCAATCCCTACGGCGCGGCAATGGGCGGAATCCGCATTCCGGCCATTGGCATGCGAGCGAGCGTGAACCTGTTTTTTGACCGGGCCTCTGTCAAAAGCGCTTTGTCGAGCATGGAATGGAAGTCGTTAAGCAAAGCGTCCATGCGGATTAAGGATCACGCCAAGCGTTCAATCAAAAAGATGGGCCGGGCCAGGCCGTTGCTCAAGATTCAAAAGGCCAACCCAGGCCTCGACCTTACGTCGATCCTCCGGCAGCCTGGCGTGGCTGGCAGGACAAAGCGAGCCGTCATCGAGCGTATCCGCGAAATCAAGATGAAGCCGCCGTCTTCGGCCGGCACGCCGCCGCACACGCACGTGCCCTACGGACACATGCTTGGGTTTCGTCGCAACCTGTGGAATTTTTACGACCCCACAAGCCACTCGGCGGTCGTGGGGCCGTCTCGTAAAGGGCGAATGCTGCCCTACCTTCACGAGTTCGGCGGACAGCAAACCATGGTCACGTGGGTCTACAAGCCCAAGTGGCCTGGTGGCATGAAGGCCCCAATCGTCTGGAAGCGCGAGGCCAGCGAGCGGCCGCGCGATCCAGGCCGGTGGTTGGTCACACAACAGCGGCAGACCGTCACCTACCCTTCCAGGCCGTATATGTACCCAGCGCTTATGAAGGCCGTGCGAAACGG